CCCCCTAATTTAATAAGATATTAATTAAATAATCTATTAAATCAGTTGTTAAAAGTAGGTTAATTAAAACATATCTACCAAATTATTCAAGACAATATTTGTCGCACCGATATATCGAATTTTGTTCGGTATATTGTCGGTATATCCTGTCAATGTGGCATAGTGTCGCACCAAATTTTAGACGCACCTCTCCCCTACGATTTTCACGCATCAGTGCTTCATGCCTACAAGTGTAGGTGAAAGCCCCCGAAGGGGCTATCATCTAGACTTATCTGGCTACTGTGGCAATTTGTCTCGCAAACCAGACTGAGTCAAGTTGCCATATTTTGTACACAGGTGCGACTTCTTGTCCCATGTAGATTTTGTTAGTTCTATTTTTAACCTTACGCTTAATCCAACCGTAAGATTTAGATTTCATTAATGTATTTTCCATGCTTAAAAGTCTATCAGAAACGGCAAATAAAAAAACATGACAAAGTGTCGCATCCTTTTTGGCAGTGGTGTTCGTAATTTGTTCGTTCACGAGAGCCGTAGTGAAGTAATAAAATATTACTCCAGCAAATACTAGATTATATATACTGTTTTATTTGCTAGGGAGTGGTTAAAAATAGCCTCCCCCACCCCCCAAAACTAGCACTGCCAGGCACATACATATGCGTCAAAAAAAATTTTAGCACAAATTTAGACTTTTTTTATACCTTCCCAGCTTCCCACCTTTTCAGGGAGTACGGGGGCATTCCCGCGTTCCCGCATGTTCACGGGGTGTGCTTATGTTTGTCGATATAGTCCTTGAGGCTGAGGTCGACTCTGTCTGATTTTCGCGTGCCCCCTTGACTGAGGAAGTCCGCCAGCAGGTCGGAGAATTGATTGGGGCTCAAGCCATGGGACAATACACGCAACAGGCGGCTGATCCGTTTCTTGATTTGCTCGTTTGATAATACTCGATGATAGCCCATGGTCTTTTGTGCGAGGGGGCACGCCGAGTGAGGTCAGCGTTTCAAAGCCCCCTCTCTTACAGGAGACACCCGCGAAGCGGGATATTAGAATGGTACCACAACACCCCTTGTTAATACAAGGGCTCTATGTTATAATTTTTTCACATGGATAAAAAGAAACCCTTGACAGGGCGGCAAGAGCTATTCTGTCAGGAATACATCAAGGACCTAAACTCAAAGGCGGCGGCAAAGCGCGCGGGCTACTCGGACAAAGTGGCAGACGCGAAGTCCTATCAGTTTTTGAAAATGGATCGCATACGGGAGCGAGTGGCGGAGCTCAAGCAAGATTCAATGCGCAGGCTACAGCTTGACGCGGATGACATCTTCCGCCGTTTAGTGCGTATCGCAGATGCGACCGAACAAGAAGGGGACTATAATGCGGCGATTCGAAGTCTGGAGTTATTAGGTAAACACAAGGCATTGTGGACTGAAAAGACAGTCAATGAAACAACCATCATGAATGCATTTGCATCAGGTAACTCAGAGGAAGATATCCAGCGTGACGTGGAGCGATTAAAGAGAATCGCAACACCCAAACTTAAAGTAGTATCAGGAGACAAAAAGAAATGATTTTAACACCAAGGTTAGAGCTGTACACAGGACAACAAGATGTGGATACTTATTCTCAGATAGTTTTGTGGGGCGGCGTTGCTTACATCACAGACTAATATTCAAGCCACTAAAGAAGATAGAGACGCGGCAACTAGGCTAGCAGTCAAGCAAGCACGTGATGACTTACTAGCATTTGTCATGCTGATGAATCCTAGCTTTAATGTGGGACCTCATCACCGTTTACTATGTGATGAATTGATGGCTTTAGAGCGCGGCGACACGGATCGCTTAATGGTATTTATTTCACCACGTGCATCAAAGTCCCTCATCACTTCAACCTATTTCCCAGCATGGGCGCTGGGGCGTAATCCTTACTGGCAAGAGATTGCAGTATCTCACTCAGATGATTTGGCAACCCGTTTCGGTCGTACAATCCGAGACATTATCAACACCACAGCATACAACACAGTATTCCCTGGTGTAAAAATTCGTAAAGATAACCGTGCGGCAAACGCGTGGGCGCTAGAACATAAAGGAAATACCGCGGGCAGCTTCTTGGCTGCAGGTTCTGGCTCTGGTATCGCGGGTTTTGGTGCGCACTTAGCCATCATTGATGACCCGATATCAGAACAAGACGCGTTTTCTAAGACCAGACGTGAACAATTAAACGAATGGTACGCTTCAGGTTTGCGAACACGACTAATGCCAGGCGGAAAAGTGGTGCTCGTGATGACAAGATGGCACGAAAATGACCTAGCAGGTCACTTATTACAACAACAAGAGTCTTCTCCGCTAGCAGATAAGTGGGATGTGGTACGAATCCCTGCACTTAACACCGCAGAATCTGCCGCACAGCTGCAAACTGCACGCAATGAGTTGATTGAACAAGGATATTTGCGCGAAGATTACCCCGAACCTAAAGTCGGTGAGTCTTTTTGGGGGGCACCTGACCGCGAAAATGGATTTTGCTGGACAACAGAGGACATTATCCGCACAAAAAACAACACACCCCCGTTTAAATTTGACGCATTGTACTTACAAAGCCCATCATCAGAGACAGGTGGCATTATTCAGGTAGATTACTGGCAAGATTGGAGCAGTGAAGACCCGCCTGAGTGCGATTTCATCATTCAATCTTGGGATACAGCGTTTTCTACCCGCACAACTGCAGACTATTCAGTGGTTACTACGTGGGGAATCTTTAAGAAAGACGATTTAAGTATGGCAAACATGGTATTGCTAGGAATGGAGAAAGGTCGCTGGGATTTTCCTACGCTCAGACAGAAAGCGGTGGACAAATACATGAAGCACAGACCAGATTCCATCGTGATTGAGAAAAAAGCTTCAGGTCAATCTTTGATTCAAGACCTAAGACTAGCAGGTTTACCTATTCAAGAGTATCAACCTGACCGAGACAAAGTATCTAGAGCATATGCTATCAGTTCTTTGTTTCACAACGCAAGAATCTACGCACCACTAGACAAAGTGTGGGCAAAAGAAACTATTGAAGAGTGTCGCCAGTTCCCATCTGGACCTCATGACGATATTGTGGACTCCGTCACGCAGGCAGTTCTCTATGTTCGTAATGGTGGCTATCTTGAACATAGTGATAATTCATGGCTTGACTTAGACGAGTCATCAGTGTATAATAGAAAACGCAGACGTTATTATTAAGGATTGATTTATGGCAGTAGAAAAAAATTTTGACATTCCAGAGGGAGAAGAACTAACTCTCTTTGAAGAATTACCAGAAACTCCAGAGCAAGATACAGATGTAATGGTGACACCAGACGGTGGCGCGGAAATTACATTGGAAGACAAAGCGATGATGGAGGAGGCAGAAGCAATGGGTCTCTTTGATGAGATGGAGATGAGCCCCGATGCAATGCAACACGACGCGAACCTCGTAGATTTTATAGATGACAAAGAACTCAACGCGATTGCGAATGAGTTACAAGATTCTTTTGAACGTGACAAACAATCACGTGATGAATATGATTCAATTGCTGAAGAGGGTGTAGACCTTCTTGGTTTCAAAGCAGAAGAAAGTGATGAGCCATTCCCAGGTGCCTGCGCATCTTCTCATCCTGTTCTATCTCAAGCAGTTGTAAAGTTCCAAGCAAAAGCATACAAAGAATTATTTCCCACTGAAGGTCCAGTGCGTACACGAATTGTTGGTTTACAAACTCAACAGAAAATGGAACAGGCAAATCGTGTGCGTCACTTTATGAATTACCAAACACAAATTCAAATGCCTGAGTACGGTCCTGAGTTAGACCGTTTATTATTCTATGTGGCATTGTATGGTTCTGCATTTAAGAAAACATATTGGGATACTGCTCTGCAAAGACCGCGTACTGAATATGTTAAAGCACAAGATTTTTATATTGACTACTATGCATCTGATTTAGAAACAGCAGAAAGATTTACTCACAAGTATTCTATGTCTATGAATCAAATCAAAAAGTTTCAGATGGCTGGAACATTTGCAGATGTAGATGTCAATGAAAGTTACTTAGATGAAACATCAGCACAAGAAGCATCTGATGAAATCTTAGGTGTCACAAAACCTTATGGTGATACAGACCGTGTAGAAATTTTAGAGATGCACGTCAACTTAGACTTGCCAGGTTTTGAAGATCCCGATGGATTAAAACTTCCTTACATTGTTCACATGACAGATGAAGGAAAGATTCTTGCTATCAGAAGAAACTGGAATGCTGACGATTTCAAAAAAGAAAAGAAATTATACTTCACCCATTACTACATGATTCCTGGTTTAGGTTTCTATGGTTATGGATACTTACACTTGATTGGAGGCTTAACCAAAACCGCAACATCATCTATGAGACAGTTAGTAGATGCAGGTACATTTGCAAATTTACCTGGCGGATTCAAAGCACACGGACTACGAGTGTTAGCACCAGACGAGCCAATCGCACCTGGTGAGTGGAGAGAAGTTAATAGTCCTGCGGGTGACTTAGGTAAATCATTACAACCTTTACCATTCAAAGAACCTTCAGGAACTTTATTTAATTTAATGCAGTATGTTGTTAATGCTGCAAAAGAGTTTGCTGACTCGGCTGACAACATAGTAGATCAAGCATCTAACTATGGACCTGTTGGCACAACCATGGCTTTGCTTGAGCAAAGTTCTAAGTTGTTCAGCGCTGTGCACAAGCGTCTGCATAACGCCCAATCCAAAGACCTGCGAATCTTAGCGAGATTAGATTTTGAGTATCTTCCTGATCTGTACCCGTATGAGGTCGCAGGTGGTGCACAGCAAGTTTTCAAAAATGATTTCAATTTAAAATCAATTGACGTTCTTCCTGTCTCCGATCCGAACATGCCGACTGAGGCACACCGTATTGCAAAGATTAATGCGATCATGCAGATTGCACAACAGAATCCTAATGCATACAACATGGAGCAGATTGGAATGGAACTGTTTGCCGCGATGGGTATTGATGAGCCTCAAAGATATTTGAAGCAACAACAACAACCGATCTCTGCTGACCCTGTGACAGAAAACATGGCAGCTATGAAAGGTGCCCCCATCCAACCAAGACCAGATCAAAACCATGACGCGCATATTGTAGCTCATGCTTCGATGTTGCAGAATCCTGCATATAAAGAAAATGTCGTGATGGTTCAAACACTGGCTTCACACATTCAAGATCACTTAGCAATGAAGTATAGAAACGAAGTAGCGCAAATGATTGGTGACCCACAAATCGTACAAGCGATGATGTCTGGTCAACCGCTTCCGCCTGAAGTGGAAAATCAAATTGCATTGCTAACAGCTAATGCTTCAGATTCTATTATGAAGTTAGATGAAGAGAAACAAAAGATTATGTCGGGTGAAAAGAAAGATACATCCGAACAGCAGATTGAATTACAACGCCAAGATTTAGAATTGCGTAAAGCAAGACTGGCTTTAGATGCGAAGAAACATTCAGATGAAATGTCATTGGAAGAAGCGAAGGTTATGATTAATGATGAGAACACAGACCTAGAGCGCGAACGTAAGATGGCGAAAGATGCTATGGACATGGCAAAGCAAGGAATCAAAGACGCGAAGATAATGATTAAACGAGAGGAGCTGTAATGACTTTTCCTGTTGTTGGATCGAATATTCCTGGTTCTTATCAGATTTCTAATTCTTTAAGATTTAATGATGGTGATACTCCTTACTTAACTCGTTCTACAGGAACAACTAATAAAAGAACTTTTACTGTTTCCGTATGGGCTAAGAGAAGTACTACGGGAGCAAGACAAACACTGTGGTCAAGTGACAACAATACTAATGATACAGGTGATGGAACTAAAGGTGGTAGTGGTAACTATATTAGTTTTTGGAATAATGGTGAATTTATGTTTGGAGGTTTCGGTGGAAGTTTTCAAATAAGAGGTGATGGATTACAAAGAGATATTGCTGGATGGTATCATATTGTAGCACAAACAGATACTACACAGGCAACTACAAACGATAGAGGCAAATTGTGGATAAATGGTGTTCAACAAACAACTTATACTTCTATGATTGGACAGAACATAGATGTTAAATGGGCAACCAATAGAATAGGTGTAAGAAGTGACCAAGCCAATTATTCTGATCCAACATTCTTTACAGCGTATATGGATGGATATCTTGCTGAACTTCATGTTGTTGATGGGCAAGCATTAACTGCTTCTGACTTTGGTGAATTTGATGAAGATAGTGGTATATGGAAACCAAAACAATATGCAGGTACTTATGGTACAGACGGATATTATTTAAAATTTAACAACTCAGGTAACATGGGTGAAGATAGTTCAGGGAATGATAACACATTCACTCCTGTGAATTTATCTGGAACAACGGATGTCACCACTGATACACCGACTAATAACTTTGCTACTATGAATCCTTTAGCAGTTACAACAGCAGGTACTGCAACTTTTAGCGAAGGTAATTGTCAAGTAGCTACTGTTGTCAATGGTAGTATGGGCGGATATTCTACTCTTGAAATACCTTCTAGTGGTGTTTGGTATTGTGAAGCAAAGATTACAACTTCAGGAGTGACTAACGCATATATAGGATTAGTTCCTTATTCAGCAACAGATTCTAATTCTTTTGTTAATGGTAATAGTGTTTTTTATTATGGTGATGGAACTAAATATGTAAATGGAAGTAATAGTGCTTATGGTACTGGGTGGTCACAAAATGACATCATAGGAATTAAAGTAGATGCAGATAGTTCCACAGTAGAATTTTATTTGAATGGTAGTTCACAAGGCAGTATCTCACATTCAGTAGCAAATATGCATTTTAATTGTGGTGATACTAATCCAAGTGTAAGCCATACTTTCCAATGGAATTTTGGAAGTCCTGTTTATTCTATATCAAGTGGAAACAGTGACGCTAATGGATATGGTAATTTTGAATATTCACCTAGTGGTGGTCTTGCACTATGTACTCAAAACCTAGCAACTGTCTTATCCCCTACGATTGATGATNNAGGTGTTGGATTTCAACCAGATACTGTATGGGTGAAAGAAAGAAGTTCTACTTCTGGTCATCAATTAAGAGATTCAAGTAGAGGTGTTAATAAAGTTTTATATCCTAATGTAACTAATGCAGAAAATGATGATACTAATTTAACTTCT